ATAAGGAGAAGCAAAGTGCAAGATGCTGGCACATACACTAATGAACAATGGCAGGAACGTCTAGCAGAATATAACTATTGCTGTGCATACTGTTACAAACCATTCCCAGTAAATGAGCTAACAGTAGACCATATGCAGCCGATTAGTAGAGGCGGTACTAATACTATAGATAACTTAGTGCCTGCTTGCAAGCCGTGTAATAGTAGGAAAAAGGATAAAACTCCACTTGAAATGCTACAAAAGGGGTTAATGTAATGCATTATATTGACGGTGGGTACCTTGTTTACCAATATGTGTACAGAGGCGGTTATGAACAATGGAAGAAAGATAGGGCATTGTATAGTAAGTATGCGGGATGTACTATTGTAACTGAAGGATACAAAAACATAAGAAAGCAATTGTATCCGGCATATAAAGCTAATCGTGATATCACGAAAATCACTGATAAACAAATGGAGTATAGAAAAAGGGCAAAAGAGATATTTAATGATATAAATACTAATTCTATGTTTGATACTCTTTATAATCCTCTTTTAGAAGCGGATGATATATTAGCTATTAAAGCTTTGCAAGGGTATCCTATCATTACATCTGACAAGGATTTAGCTCAATTACCAGAATGGTGTTCAATTGAGAAACTAGATGGTACATCACTACGAACTAACTTACACGCTGGTATACCTAAAAGTTTATATGATATACCTTTAACTCCTGATCTGTACCTTTTAACTCTCTGTCTATTTGGGGATAAGACAGATAATGTACCAAGACTGATACCTAAAGGAGTAAAAGCTATTCGAGAAAGTAGAGCTATATACGAAAGCTCTAATCCATTTGAAGTAGCATATTCAATCTATGGGGATACATTTCTAGATAATATAGATATGGCACATTTGCCCCATAGAATAGCAGTTAATGAGAAGTTAGATAAAGAAGATGTTATGCATTATATATCTACAGGAGTATGGAGTACATATGTTAGAAATAACACAAGTTTATGAGAGTAAGCATAGAAAGTCTGTACCATATTCTTTAGTTAATGTGTCATCTCTTTATAAATTGTTCCTAGAGTGTGAGAAGTTTATACCTTACTTCTCTGATAAACATTCTACTAAGATGTTTTATCTCTGTGAACTATCGGCGGATATACATAAAGCATATAATGAGAAAGATTATGATATGTTTAGATGGTTGTTTATATTCTTTATTGATATTGGTAGATTTTAATAGTTAATGTGATATCACATATACATATGTGTGTGATATCACATATATGGGGTTATTATGTTAGCGGGTATAGGTTTTGCATTATGGTTTTGTGGAGTATGGTTTACATACATTGCATTTAATGATATGGGTGTATCATCTCCATTTATTACTGCTCTAATAGTTCAGGCATTATTTACAGTATCAGAAAGTGTTTTAACTACTGATAAATATCGTTCATTACCAGAGACACAAAAGAAGGTAGTTTTAGTGTTCTCTATTGCTTTTATGGCTTGTGATATCTGGTTTAACTATAGGGGCATATCCCCTAATATGGGGGATGTTTCAATGGTATTGCCAGATAGTATGAGAGAAGATGTACAGTTAACGAATACTGTTATAGCTGTATTCCTCTCTACTGCTACAGCTATTCTACCTGAGATATTTATTACTACGCATAGATCTTATTCTAATAGACAAATGAGACCACATTAATAAAAGGGGTAAATTAATGAATGAAACAGTTGCTAAAATATTTATTATTGGTATTGTAATCTACTCCATAGCAGAGCATTATGGGATATTAGATACCGTTATTCACTATATTGAAAAATGGATACATCGTTATGAAAGAGAATGAACTAATATTACTATCTGTCATTATGTCTATGGGTATATATATTTATTATGGGTTTATTACTGGTACACTCGTTATCTTAGTGATTGCGAGTGTATTTTTTATTTTTAAATATCGACAAACATTATATGATAAGTATATACGTATGAAAGAACAATCAAAACCAATTGATACAAGTATATATATACAAGATAATATACACGTGGATATACACGATATACATTCAATGGGTATATCTGGTATCTCAGGTAGTGGTAAATCTACTTACGTTACCTACCTATTGAAACAAGTACATTTATATCCCATTACTATTTGTGATATACATTACCCTGATAACCAATCTTTAGGTAAACGTGTGGAAAAGTTAGGTATTCCCTGCAAGATACTATCTGATATAGATGAAATTAAAAAGTACCTCTATTCAGTATCTACTAACTTATCTAAGGGACATACTATCGATATGTTAATTGTCATAGATGAGTATACTTCTTTATTACGTCAGGATATACATATTAAAAACTATGTCCTAGATATATCCCAACAAGGTAGAAAGTTTAATGCTTTTATCTGGCTTATTGCACAGAACTGGAAAGCTAAAGAAATAGGGGGTACAGATATACGTAATGGTCTGGTATCTTTTGCAGCATTAAAGCAGAGAAAAGAAGATAGTAAGCTATCTGTCGGGTATCCTATCGATGATATTTATAAGTATAAGTTTGGTGAAGTTTATAATATTGTTCTGAAAAAAGGTATAGAACAGAAGGGATACTTCACTCAATAACTACGTTATTTCGTTCGTATCTTACTGGGTATTTTACTCAATAACTAAGATGTTAGAATATATACGTATATATATATATATATATATATGTGCGTATATATTTTTTATATTTGTCTCTGTACCATCTACCCTACCTGTACCCCTAGTGAATACTACTTACCCCTTATATAAAAAATACCTTATTTTCTACCCCTTTGTAATCACCTATATTTATACCCTGATATTTAAAAATCGATTGTAGATAGAGTGTGTGTATTCCAGTTTACGTAGTAACAGAGAGACTAAGAGACTGATGAGGTATAGGTATATACTTTATATATATTGTTTATACTTTATAGTTTGGTCGTACACTTGTTCGTATGTGTAGTACTCATTCTTAAGTTCTTAAGTTAACAACTTAAGTTTAGGGGTATACTTAACCAATCTACTTAAGTTTAGGTTTATACTTACATTGTTGACTAAAGTTATAAAGTTACAAAGAGATTGTTGAGTGAAGTTACTAAGAATACTCTGGGGGATTATAAGTTAGTGGAGTAAAGAACTTAAGTTACAAACATTGTGAAGTAATTGAGTGAAGAAACTAAAGTTACAAAGATACTAACAATAGTATATGCTTATATATGTATTGTATAAGTATATACTATTGTTAAGTATATGAGTGAAGTTACAAAGAAGATATAAGTAAGAGGAATATATTATAAGTTAATTGACTAAAGAATTAAAGAACAAAGAGTATATATGTATATTTATAAGTTATAAATTATATACGCGGCATGTGCCTACGGCTATAAGCCGCATATATTTATTAAATATGTTTTTTATATTATATGTTACTTGACTAAAGTAATTAAGAAACTAATGTTACTAAGAATACTAAAGTATATTGAATACTAAGATATATTTTATATACTCTTTGTTCTCTTATCTCCGGGGGATATATTATACATATGTATAGTATATAATGTAGATATGTATTTATATATATTTATATTAGATATAGATATTTATATTTATTTATATTTATATTATTTATATTAGATATAGATATTTATATTTATTTATATTTATATTTATTTATATAGATTATATTTATTTATATTTATATTATTATATTAGATATAGATATTATATAGATATGTATATGTATATATATTATATTTATATTTATATATATTTATATATATATATATATATATATATATATACGTCTTCTCATTATAAAACTTGACAGTATCATTTATTTTTATTATACCATACCAGGGGGTATGTTTGTCAAGTACTTTAGTCAAGAACTGTTAGTATATATAAAATTGTATAGGATGTTTGTAAATTATAATTTATAGATATATATCTATAAAGAATAGGTTAGAGTATAAATGATATATATAAGATATATGTTTGTAAATAAGTATGAAGTATGTGACATAGTTAAGGTATACTAATGATGTATTGTTAAGTATGTTAGTAAAGATCTGGGAATGTTAGTACATACTAATGTTAAGTAGTTAAGTAAAGAACTTAAGTTTTCTGATAGAAATAACACGAACGATTGTGCTAGTGTCCAGAAGTACTTTTAATAGCAAAGTGTACCACTAGTCTCTGGAATACTAAAGTATACAAACAATACTAAAGTATAACTGTGATATCACAGTTACTTATGGAGTATAAACATAAAAAACAGGATAATATATACTGTTAGATCTATCTACTAATAAGAAAAGTATATCATACTGTGTTAATGGTTTAGTAGTAGAACCATCAGAGAATGTAGCAGTACCCAAAAGGTTAACATTAACTGTATTCGCTTTATCGTGTACCAGTAACAAAAACCTTACATCTACTACATTATAATTATATACCAAAGTAGAGCTATTATATACTTCTAATTGTTGTGTCGTATTATCAGGCAATCTAAATTCATCAAAAGATGCTAAATGATCTATACCTATAACACTAAAAAATAAAGCAGATAAACCAGATATAATATTAGGTGAGTATGAATAATTAGTATCTTTTTTGATAGCTAATTCATTTATCTTATCTATATATACAGGATTCCATAAAGTAAGTAATTGAGTAAGATTAACAACGCGAGTAGCGTCAATGTTATCATCTACTACTGGTATAGTATCATCAGTATCCATAGATGACAGATCAGGGAAAGAAGATATTTTATCAGCCATAATAATTCTTTCTTTGTAACTTTAGTTTCTTTGTAATGTTAGTTTCTTTGTAATGTTAGTTTATATCTATACAAGATTAAGTATATAAAGATTATCATCTGTAGGACTTCCCGCAATACCAAAAAGTATTTTAAGTGGAGCAATAGTAATACTTGTCGTTAATGCTCCATTGTAATACATTCGGGTGTATCCATTTTTTATAAAGTCTATAGAATATGTAGCATCATTGTTAAAGATAACAAAAAATCTATTATCATCTAAAGGGTTAATAAAAACTTCTGTATTAGTTGTTTGATTAGGATTAGTTAAATTCCATATAACTATAATCCTGTCGTTAGGTTGTGCAAGCTGTACACTTGATGATTGTAATAAATCCTCATCTTTATATTCTATACTTTGTACTATTTCTGTTATAATATTAACACTAGCAGAAAATTGATTAAATAAATTACTAACGTTTATGCGTTTTGTTATACTTTCACTAGTATCTAGTACGGGTAATTCATCATTAAATGCAAGTGTACCTATGTCTGTTAACTCTGATATTTTAGGCATTGTTTATATTCTTTCTTTGTAACTTTAGTTTCTTTATAACTTTAGTTTTTATAACTTTATAACGCTATTAAGTTACCATCTTCTGTTAAGATATTTTCTAAACTCTCTGTAAGCAATACATCAAATGGAGCTTCACCATCAAAAATATAAGTACCATAGTTCGTTGTATCTGCACTTTCCCACCTTAAGTTAACTTCTTTACTAAAAGAATGGGTATATGGTGTCTCAATACTTTCTACTCGAAACCTATACCCTAAAGCTAGAAACCAATCACCTGTAGCAGGATTATTAGCAGATGTTGGTACACCAGGATTAACATATTTAGGTACAAAAGCTTTCCACGTCTGTACCCATATGTATGTATCTGTGGTTTCTTTTAACTCTCTCTGTGTACCTACGTATTCCACTCTACAGCTAAAGGTATCTTGTTTAGGGTTAGCTGTATTAAAATTAGGGTTAGATACAGTACTTTCGTATATCTTAGCATCAGTAGGATAGCTTGCTAATACAGCGCTGTATATGGATTGTAACTCTGTACTAGATAATATATTTACCATCTTATATAGTTATCCCTCTGGTATATGGTAGATGTATAGTCATAATCAGACATAGGTACTGTGAAAGTATCCGACATAGACGAATACATCATACCTAACTTCTCTAGTGTTTCTACTCTATCAAAACGACTAAAGCTACCTTCGGCTACAGTTATAGAATATTCATTCTTTATCTTTGCTATGAGCAAGTTACAAGCGAGATAAGCAGCGGCATAGATATTATAAACATAACCATCCCATAGATAGACTTGAATTGTATCATCAGGAGTGTCTAATATAAATACACCATTGTTATAATCTGCCGTATGCGATAGAGTATTATCGTCGTAATCTTTTAACTCAGGTGCTCTGGTATCACTTTCAAAATATCCACAACTAGCACGCCAGTATTTACCATCTTTATCTAAAGGCACTAAACAATGCCGTATTATTCTATGCGATTGTAAGTCTAGTATATTTTGGTACTCATCTTCTGATAGATCGTTATTAGACGTATCTTGTACTAATAGTTCTAACGTATTCACAAGATCTACCATACCTGTTCTTACAGCCATTATATAACCCCTCCAAATATACCAGTTTCTTCTAAAGTGCAACGACAATTAATATGCAGTGGAGGTACTTTATCTTTCATAATTTTAGCTATCTGTTCAGCACTATTTGTTGCATCCATAATAACTACTGTACCATCCATACGTTGACACAATGCACACGTTTTACTATCTCGAATAGCTGATATTTTATACCTACGTCTTTTAGGTTTACTTGTGGTAGATGTAACTCTACCTTTAATCCTGCTACCTATTTTATTGATAGCTCCTAATATACCGCCTATACCTCGTGTCAATGCACCTAACATATGTACCCCTATTTATGTATAGAGAATATCTATAGCGTGATTATATACCATCTGCATAGCTATACCAGTAGTAGCAGTAATACGTGTAGTCTCTGTAACAACAATGCTCAATAATCGATTGTGTGAAGTATCAGTACTTTCTCTTATAGTCTTTGTTACATCAGGTACATAGGTATCTAAGAAGGGTAAGAATGCCTCTAGATATAAATCATTCCATACCTCATCCTCTATTGTAAATTCCTCATCACCAGTATTATTAAGTATATATTTCTCTGCTACTAATCTAAACCCATTACGTAAAGAGGTATCTAATCCACTTAGAGTATCATTCTTAAATAATGGTTCTAACTCTCTATATAATATTAACTCATACTCATCCATATCACTCAGTGTTATCTGTTTGTGATGGTTCTGTACCTTCTCTGCTATCTTCTTTTTGTTCGGTATTAGTTTCTGTGGTTTCTTCTGTTTCATCGGTATGTATATCTTTCTTAGTATAGTCATCATCTGATGCATATTCAAATATACTTTTCAATGCCTCTAGTGATGTTTGTAGACTTCGCATACTCTCGCTATAGTTTGTAAATACTTCATTGTTATTTACAGCCTCATAACTTAGGTCTAACTGATCTGTACTAATACCAACAATCTCCAATGCTGCTTTAACTGGAATACCTAAACCAACATAATACCCTACAATCCTGGATTGTGAATACTGCTCTAAGATACCACTTGGCAGATCAATGCTAGGATTATTTGCTATACCCTCTAGTCTCTGTTCTAACTCATTTATCCTATCAGCTAACATTGATAGCGCAGTATCTAATGCTATTGTATCTTCTTCCATTTAACTCTCTCTGTTCTAATATAAATTTAACATTATTTTTTATATTTGCTATTTTAGACCTTACCCATAGTTTACCCCTAGTGAAGTACACTATACCCCTATATAAAAAATAGCTAAAAATCTAGGGCATTACAAAGGGATAAAATCATACCCTATTTATTTAAAATCGATGCTATGGTTACTTACTCCATTGACGTGTAGATTTAATGAAATTATTTAACTTTACCTCTTTAGTCGAGACTGAACTAGCACGTTCTTTATTTATAATCTGTATAACTGTCTCTGCCGGTAAACCAGCATCAGTACCTAGCTTTATAAGATTAAAGTATGTTCGTATATCTCTCTGGTTTTCATCCTGAGTTGTATCGACAGGTTCTAACCCAAAGAACTCTCTAATCTCATTCTTATTAAATGCACCCGTATTCAATAGAGCCTCAGTAAGTTGCTTCTTAACATCTGGTTTATCTTCTGTTATCTCAGGTAGCTCTAATTTCTCTCTCGCTTCATTGGTAGTCATTATGCTTTCATCTGTACCAACAAGTTTAGAAAGACCTTCTGCTTTTTGTAACTCTCTTTGTTGATATGCCTCTAGTCGTGATGGTTCTACTACAAAAGTTAAACCATAAGGTTTTAATAGCTGTTCATTGATAACAGAGAATAAAAATTCAACTTCTGGAATAATAGTGAACGTATAAAAATTCAATCTATCAGACAATGAAGTAGAGTAATTAGCAGCATCAGCACTAACGAGAGAGTGAGGTATACCTAATGCAGCGCATATATGTTTCTCTCTACGTTCTGTGATATCATTATCTTTTAACTCTTCAATACCTGCGCCTATGACTACAGGCTCTACTTTGCTAGATAATACAGCAGTTGTCCACGCATTGCGTATACCTGAAAGCATAGATTGAAACCAATTAGTTAATTCATCTTTATGCTTTTGTGTTGGGTTTCCTTCAACTGACAATACTGTAGCTTTAATAGCGCCTCTATCAAAATAACCACTAGCAAAACGATCTATACCATATAAAGTACTTGCAGAGTTACTAGCTACATAAGCAGGGGCTACACCATAATAACCTTCTGATGTAAGCGAAGGGTATTCGAAACGTACTAACTCATCAGGATTAAAGCGGATATGCTTACCACTATAAACACTATCAATAGATGCATAGTAATCATAATGCGTTAAACCTTTACCAGAGATATACATAGGGTTAACTAATGTAGGCAGTAACCAATTAGGTACAGGTACTCTCTGCTCTACATCTTTCGTCCAGTATGCTCTACCATACAAACATAATGCAGCTTCTGTTCTGTAAAGTAAATCACTAACGTTTTGTATTATTTGTTTGTATATTTCATTATCTGTAACGTCTATACCCTTAGCATTATAAACAGAATAGGGTATAGCTTGTATTGTCTTTGCTCTAATATCTATAGCTCTATAGAGGTATGGTACACTAGCGTATAGTTTATATACATCTGTAGACATTGTAGCTGTAGTTAATGTACGCCAGTGTGAACCATAGTCATCAAAAAAGTAACTTTTTAATCCGTCAAATAACTTTAACATACTATACCCTTAATCAATCTATGTTATATTCTTTATCCAAGTATGATTAGTATCATAATCAGTATATAGACTAGATGCTTTAGTGAGTACCATATTTAACTCTGTTAGTTCTGCACTACTAAATAGTGCATCTACCTGAGTACTAAATTCACCATTGATACCCTCTGGATTAGATACCCCATCATTGTACGCCTCTAAGAACAATCTAGCAGTATTGCAAGCATCGTATATGTATTTAACACTTGCTGGTATATTACCTGCTTTTCTATGTGCTTTTATTCTTTCGTTTATTGTTGCCATTATAACGCTATACCTTTACTTCTTAGTACACTAATAATACTATCTAATTTTTCTGTATCTGTAGTACCTTCAATTATTGGTAATGTTTCTGGTGATGGTACATCTTCTTTGTATTCAGCTATCACATTACCATCGTTTAGGTATGGTATAACATATTTTCTATATGCTCTATTAGCTGTAGTGTTAGGTATTGTGATATTAAGAGCAGGATAGTATATAGCTGTTTGTTCTGTATCTACGTATCTCATATGGCTATAACTCCCCATCTATGTCTAAAGAAGCTCCGCTAGACGTTGATGCTCTTAGATTGCATGCATCTCCGTTTGTATAAGAGCCGCTAGACGTACTCGCTGATATCCTACAGCCTTGTGTTAAGATAAACGAAAAAGACAAAGTAGCAGTGTTCCCCGCGAGGCTGCCGCTACTAAAGCCAAGTAAATCAAATGTGTTTACCGTTGTAATCGAGGGGGTTACTCGCTTTTCGGAATAGGCGAACGGTATACGCGCAGCTTGTGAGCCTGTAATAATACCTGCACTACCCGGTAAGGTCTGAAATAAACCCGTTACCTTTCGTCTTTCAAAATAGCGTTTACACAGAGACAACTCTGTAGCTATATCTCTAGTAACAAATGGAGTAGCAAACTTACCTTTGGTTAATTTAATCTTCTCATAATCTAGTGTAGTGTTCTGTAATATACCAGAAGTTACATAAAACAATATACATAAATTATTAAAACTACTATTTAATGTAACAGTATGGCTAAAATCTTTCCATATGTTAGCATCTAAACTAATAGACTTCTCTGTACCTGCTTTAGTAAAGTTAGGTGCTAAAGTTACTGTACTACTATGGTTAGAAATGGGATCATTTGTTATAACATCTTCTGTACTATTCCATTGTACTATTACTGCTTTTACATTTATAGCAGCATTAGACCTTAAAGAGCCTGATACAGTAACTTCATTACCTCTAAGATGTTTGCAGTTTATACCCTCTATATACTGTATTGTACCTATTTGTTGTGATGCAGCATCATTCTGTATTAGCCTTGCTGCATATCTTTGTTCATTGCCATCTATACGCTGTACCTGTACACTATTAGCAACCTCTGATAATACTTTCCACCTATCAAAACCATAGTTAGCATCGTCTATAGTTGTAGCTGTACCAGGGCTATCTAATCTATTTGCTATAGCTCCACTTGGATTTATAACGATGTTATCATCTGTAATATTATTTGCTACTAAACCATTTAATGTACCATCATTTTGTATTGTACCATTTACAGTGCAGCCCACTAAGTTAAGTGTAGCACCATCTTCTATATCTATAGCAGTATCGCAGAGTATTGTATTACAGATTAAATCTAATGTACCAGCATTACAATCTACCCCAACAGTATTGGTAAATCCTAAGTCTACTATATGCTGTACATTTAACTCCCCTAATACTGTACTTCCATTGATCTGTACACAAATAGCATTATTACTATTAGCATATAAATCTGCAACATATCCGTGGAAGTGTACCGCATTAGTAAAATCTGCTATTCCTATACCACCGCCACTAACATATAGCTCTTTAATATCTAATATAGGTATAGAAGTAAATGTTAATCTAATAGCAATATTACTACCATAGTCATCTACTACATTAGCTATAAGCTTTTGTCTACCTGTTGCCCCACTAAACTGTATCATAGCATTAGAGCCTACATCTCTAGTTATTTTATCAAAATAAACTGTAGCTGTAGCCATAAGCAACTGTAGGTTATCTAGCTTTAATGTAGCATTAGGGGCAAATATATTAACCCCATCTTTACACGTTATACCTTCATTGTATGTACCATTATCGAAACATACAATAGCATCTCCACTAACAGCATTAGACATTGCTTCACTAAATGTTAAGAATGCTTGCTCTATAGATGTACCTACATTAGTATTATCACCGTGTTTACCAACATAGTATATATTACTCTGTGGTACATATTCAGCATATGTAGCTGATATATCTGGTATATCACTAGCTTGTAATTGTGCTAATATATCTTGTATCTCTGTACGGGTATACAATGCCGTAGCATTAGATTGCAATAATACATTATCTGTTCTTTGTGGAGTATTATCTAGTATATAATCCCATATGATTTTATCTGGCATAGTCTCATCTCTTTATGTAGGATCTGCTAGTATAGCATCTCCATTAACATCTACTACAGTATTATTGTCTGTATCAATAAGTTTATCTTTATCATCTACCGGAGTTTTTACTACGGGTATTTTTTGCTGTAAGAAGTACCATTTTATAACTTGTAGATATTGTTGTTGTGTATAAGGCATAGCAATCTCCATTACATATAGAGCGTACTATATCTTTATAGTACGCTCTATATAAATTGACTATACCACTTCTGCTACACTAGCAAGATGATCAACTTCTACATAGCGAGCCTCATAACCTAAACCTATAGCGGATATCTGTGCCCCGGTACTACCATTACCAATAGTGACAACAAGAGCAACGTGTGTATAATTCTCTGACAACTCTGTAGCATCTATCTCAATAACTACTTGCTCATTATCATCTGTAGCAGTTAACTGAGTAATAGCAAAGCCAGTAATGTCTTGAGCAGATGTACCACTACTATCCGTAGCTTCTTGTAGTTTAGCGTCTACAGTAATATCTGTTGCCCCAACATTAAGTATAAATGAAACCTTACGGTACAAAGACATATCTACCCAATCACTTGTAACACTATTGTTATTAAGTAACTGAGGATCTACAGTAGATGCAATGCTAAAGTTTTCACTAAGATAATAATTCATAATATATATTCTCCTTTTTATAACTAAGCGGTGCTAGACTGAACTGCAAAACTAACAGTTTCATCACTCGTAGGGCCAATAGGTACAGCAGCATTCATAAGCGGTTGCCCATCTGTACGAATAGTAGCGCGCCATACCGTCTGTCGCTTACGGAATGCTACGTGCTCACTCATAGCAATTTCAAGGTTAAGATCTTGCCCAATAACATATTTATTAAAATCAACCAACATAAGGCCAGCATTAGTATAACTATTGCTTAGTATCTTAGTTCTGTACAAAGGCATACCAAACAACATAGGAGTGATACGACCATTGATATCTGGCAAGAATGTAAGAGCACTATCATTATCAGCATTCAAGCTCATAATATCTTCATACAACAGAGGATTGATAAGCCATACCGCTGTATCTACACACTCAGGATCTAACCGAACATACATACTCGCAAGTTCTGCTACAGTAGGGCCAGCAGCAGTAACATCTACACTAATAGTAGCATTGGCATTCTGTACACCCAAAGGCTTACCTACCCCATCCCCACGAATATACGCGTAATCCTCAGTGTATGCAGCAGCAGCAGTAAACAAGCGCATAAGCAAGGATTCAAGGCCAATAGCATTGTTATCCAAAAGCTTGTTAGTAACTGGTACAGACGTAGTAGCTTCATTGCTTCTTAATTCAATCTGTCGGAATTCCGGTTCACTCTGCGTATCTGTTGCCCCTTCTGCAGTCCAATACATCTTTAGCCCACCCAACAAAGGGTCATGACCTGCATCCCAAGTCTGATTGTAATCAATGCCAGGTATCTCGATATTACCAAACGGAATAGGCTGTACCATAGCACGGGGACGTACAATCTCCATACGTTCAATCATACTCATAAACTGAGTAGCAAACTGTTGCGGTACAATATATCCACCATCACTACCCGTACCAGTATTCAATACTTTCATATGGTTAGCAGGATGTTCGTTATAAACTTTCTCAATACGTTCATAATCTTTCTGTGCGATAGCTTTCAGGAAACCACCAAATGAAGTAGCTTCATTCTCATAGCTACCCCCTGCTACCTTACCGCTCTTTACATCTTTCGTATTACTCCACATATCAAGCAGAGTATCTACCTTAGCATTATAGTCTTTCATCGTAGCTTCTAAGTCTACAATATGACTTTCTTGTACATCGTCTTTCGTGTACTTCTTTTCATCCGACATTGTTTTGTTCTCACTTTCTTCTAAAGATTTAATATTACTTATACCGATAGTCTTATGTTCTGCTGGCGTAACTGTTAAACTAATCTCCCCTGCTATCCAAGTTTTAATATTCCCATTATCATCTTTATCTAACGTATGGGGCAAACTGCCAGTAGATAACCCTAATCGTTTATTAGCTGCTAGTCTTTGTATTGCATCTAGATACTTATTCGATTTATCTAACTCTAATTCAAACCATACTCCAACATCGTCTATATCATAATGAGTTACTGTACCAATTTTACCTTTGATACTCTCTACATTATGGGCATAGTACACTGGCATACCAATTGGGTTTCTATCAAAACCTAATTCAGTATCTTTTGTGAATGTATCACCAGTTAGATCAGTATGGTTAAAGATTATTCCATACCCACCAAGTTTATTATCTCCTAAAGATTTAACATTATTCATTGTTTATCTTTTCCTACTTCTTTACTAGAAAGCATATTAGTATTCTTTTCAATATAATTTAATCTTTGCTCTATAGTATGTATGAGTATATGCTGTGCTCTTAATATATCTTTTTGTTCATTTTGTATATCTACTAATGTTTTCAATAAACTTTCATAGGTATCTAGAAAGTTTTTAACAATAGGAGATATAACCTTTAATGCTCCATATGTAATTATTAAGAATGCTAAAGGGAAACCAACATTACTTAATGCTTCTATGATTGCTATATCCATTGTTCTACCATAATACTAGATTTATATCATCTTCTCTTATACCTTTGTACGCTAATGCTAAAGACATTACCATATCATCGTGATTATTACCCCCAGCATTGTAAGTTATTAATCCTGTTTTAGATCTTCTACTTTCATATGTAGATAACTCATCTGCTAATTGTTGTGTATGCCGTAGGTTTTTATCTACTGTTATAGTTCTTTGCTCTATTGCTACAGCTAAGTTTTCAACTATAATCTTTTTACTTTCGTTAGTTGTATGAAATGGGGATATAGGTAAACCACTATTTGTTAACTGCTCTACTAAAGGCTCACTTAAACCATTCTTTTCAATAATGATTGCTTCTGGTTTATATTGTTTGTATAGCTCTATAGTTGTATCTATCTGTCTTTCAAAAGACATATCATTATAGACACGTAAATCGATAACGTTTGTACCTTGCATAACTGTCATAGCAGTATTATCATTACTACGTGCAAAGTCTATACCTATAACTGTAGCTCCATTAACAGGTTGTATATCATCAAACAATGCTGATATGTTTGTGAATACACCATAGTTACTTTCTAAGAAGTGTGCTAATATCTCTTGTTGGTATACTCTCTCAGGTAAGTGTAGTTTTAGATCATCTAATTCATTCCTATCGAGATATGGGTTATCATATGATGTTGCTCTATAGCTGTACCAGAGGTAAGGGTTACGTTTATGTTCATTATATAACTGATAAAAATCATTATAACCATTTGGAGTAGAGATAAATATAGCACTACCTAAAAGATCTACTAATGTTGGACGTAATACCATATGGAAAATATCTTTTAATCCTGGTAAGAAAGCAGCTTCATCTATCGTAATATGTTGGTACTTTTGCCCTCTGATCTTATCAGCTATATTTGTATCTGCGCTCCAAAAAGTTATGCTATTACCTTGAGGTAGTCTAATCCTCTTATTAGCTCTATCTATTTTTGCTATATTGCCTAAGATAGAACAAGCCATATCAAACATACTTAATAACTGTTTATAGCTGATAGAGATAAATGCAGTATCGTTACCCGTCTCTAATGCTTTCGTTATTATTAGATCTAATCCAAGTATAGATTTACCCCATCTTCTAGCACTAGCTACTACAGTAAATCTATGTCTATTAGCATTGTGCTTTACCATAGATTGAGCAGGGTATAATTTAGGTAGCTGTATCTTCTGCATTGTTATAATCTTTTGCTTTAGTTTCGATATACTCTACAATGATACGATCATAATTATCTTTCTGACTATCATCTATTTCTAATTCTAATCGCTTAAACATTGTGTAAGCAAAGATCAACTTGTTAATGGGTATGCCATCTACTTTTGATAGCCCTAGTGCTTCGAACAATCTTTCTTTAATAACTTCTTTAAACTCATCACCCATATAGATACCCTCCTATGTTTTATACTTAGTGTCAATTTAACACTATATATACTTAGTGTCACTATGACAATAACTATAATGATACTACGTCTCAATTATAGTTTATACCTAAACTATGTTACTGTCAATTATATTTTTAGGGATGCCTAAATATTTATATTAGTATATACTAACTATATGTATTAGCACATACAATATATAAGATAAACCTTATGAATTTATGAGCGACGTTTTAAGAGGTTGAAAATACTAAGATGACACAACATACGGATAAAGATACAGAGGGGCATTGTAGGCTGTTTGGTGAGTTTCTAGGGGTATCCTAAGCTCTGTTACTCTGTGGAGTATCCAAGAGGTATCTAAGTGGAGTATCTACAGACATAAAAATACTCTACATACAAACGTATGCAGAGTATCTTTGTAGTGCTCTATCTTAAAAATTATACCAGTCAGTTACGAAAGTATTCAACTTCAAAATAGTCTAGTGAAACTGTGGGCACAATCTCTACTGTATCATCTGGCAGATCTTCATACATATGCAAAACTTCACTAGCAGGTACAGTATAAATTATATATTGCCCATAGAATTTACTTTCATATCCAAAGGTATAATAACCCTCATAATCATCATACATATTAGTAACCCCTCTGTTTCTCCATACGATAGCTATTACGAATGATTTTAGTATTCATATCAGGATGAAAGACGTTAAATGTAATTGTATTGATTAATCCCCTATTCCATAGCTCAATAGATGCAAGTACATATCTATTATTATGACATTTATAAATATCTCTTAGAGGCAATCGTGCATATACTGTATCAGGATTATAAAGAGTTTTTAGATCAATTGCTTTAATATTGTATCGTTTCATATATCATCCTAACTTTTCAATGAGATTACTAAAATATTCCTGTACTTCATTCCAGTTACTATTATTACTGTTATATGTAACCAGGGTATTAGTAGGTAGATGGTACTCATCTACACTAATAAGGTTATCCTTTTTATCTGTTATAATGGTATACTGGAATGCTCCATACATAAAATCATACTCATTCATATGCTGATACTCCATTGATACTAAGAGGTATATTATTATCCATAAGCCATTGTATAGGGTTGTGTGCGTTCTTACTGCTATTACACGATTTACAGCAAGGTATAAGATTATTTATATCGTTATTACCTCCTTTGCTTACTGGTACAAAATGATCTAATGTAAGTTTTGTTATTTTACCACAATACGTACATGTTTCACCACGTAATAAAGTATATGCTACCACTATGTCTATGTCATCATTGACTATTGATCGTCTCTTATGTCTATATTTTAATGCTGATAGTTTGTACGTCAGTGTACTTTTAACTTCTCTATCTAAAATTGTTTTGCAATCTCTACACTCATATACTCTACCATCTGCCCTGGTTTTATTTCTATGGAATTGATCTATATGTTTGTATTGTTTGCATCTACTACACTGCTTGAAACCATTTATCATAATGTTTCAATGCACTTTCTTTTGCATACTTAAGATTGATATTACTCTTAAGCAATCGGTATCCTCGGATATCAATATCCCAAAGGTATAGATTATATTTAGTAGTACCTTCCATAATCATATATTTCTTAGTACCAATTGTTCGTACAATACCGCTATCTACTTCTTTCCACATTGTAATACTCTCTTTCTGTGTATACTCCATACTCAACAAAGAATATGGAGTATGCTTTATAATTTACTATTCACAATCTTTCAACGCTTTAAACATCTTGAATGCTTGTGTACGCTGCATATCTCCGAGATACTGTTTAATGTGCTCTGTACCATCAAAGATATACTTATACACTTGCATAGTGGGTAGATGGTACTCACCTTCCAAAGTACCCACTAATGTTTGTTCTGTGCCTACGGTATGGTATACTGCATAACCATTGAGTGTAGATGCTAGTGTAATCATTGAGCTGTACCCCTCTACTATTAGTTAGAAATTACGATACTTAATACTAATAAGATTAGCTACCATATCGTATGCATCTTCAATATCCCCGCAATCATAGGTATACATCAGTACAGATTTATGAGCAGCATACATCTTGCCTGTAGAGTTAGTATAGAGGATATGCCCGTCTAGTGTATCGTAATACTCTACCTCATCTTGTATTTTGTAACTAATATGAGCAGTACCGTACAAGTTATCCATAGCGGCATATAGTTCATTCTCATCACCACAGATGATACCTACCTTACCAGACCTATTACCCAACAACGTAGCTTCATAGACAAACATAGTAGTTACTCCATATCAGTTAGCTAAACCAGATGTTTAACTTATGTATCTATCATAGCAAAAAGGTACAGACAGTTTAATGATAAATGTCTGATAACTATCTGATATACAGATGATAAAAATATCAGTACAAAGTTTCTACTTCTGGATTGTACGCCTCACAAGATAGAATAAAAGGATACCCAACATTCCATAGAAAGAATAAATCAATAGCTTGCTCTTTACTCTGTGCAGTACAAACAGCCATAGAAGTTTCGTAATCATAGTCGTTATCATCTTCCCTATTAGAAGCTATAATAATGTATACTTTCATTGTTCATTCTCCACTATTGATAGCATATAATCGTTAAGTACCTGTATCTCTGTACCATCACTATATCTTATTAAGTATACATTATCCCAAAGGTACAGTACATTCTCTACACGTTTACCCTCATCATATACACTATCGTATGTATTACATACATTATTATACCAGACGTTAGGAATACTCATAAAATACATTCGTTACCTCATATTCTTTATCTACTTCCACTTCATACCCATCACAATATACAATAGTGTATGTATCGGTATTCCCGTGATAAATAATACTATCAATCTGGTATCCATTATCATAGATAGAATGTTTATCGATTGTAAACATAGCTTGCTCAATAGTAATATCCATTAGTGTACCTCTCTTTAAATACTAACAATATACGCGCTATCGTCTACCATACCCATCTTAACCAGAGCCTCATTATAAGTAGAAAACTTCATAGCGTAGTCAATATAACGAGTAGTATTAAACGTATTATTAGCATTGATAGCTTTAACATACCCGTAATCAGTAATGATAACGTACATAGTTGTAACTCCTAATATAGTAATTGATCATTGATACCGTATTAACTTTTACTAAGTGTTTGGATATTCAACTTAGTGATGTACCTATCATACCAGATAGCTACAGAGAGTTAAATGATAAGAAGCTGATAAACATCTGATAAACAGATGATAAATAGGTGATACAGAATTAAGAATATCTGTTCTTATACTATATGTACAGAGATGTTCTAATATGTTAGTATATGTACTATTTGTTTTATATTGCCTATTTTATACTCTACCCTACCTGAACTATGGATAGAGTGTACTTACCCCCTATATAAAAAATACCCTAAATTTTAGAGCATTAGAAAGCCATAGAATTTAGGGTAATTTTTTAAAATCGATTGTGTGCTTACTGGTACAATCTATGTAGCACAAAGACCTGAGTTACAGTTACTATACTGAGTATCCTCTATCAATCCTGTTTCATTAAGTGCATCTATAATTGGTATGCTAGTCATAGGCTGACCTTCTCTTGCCCCATCAGCATACACAGTAATACCCCGAAGTTTAGGTAGATACTCCATAAGTACATTCCGATAGTATGGTAATGTGTTCTCGTTATTACCTTCTGTACCCCATTGGGGTAGGTTGATTGTACTAGAGATTGCATTATCTGTGAAGTACTGTATCATAGATTGCATATATACTCTATCTTGAAACCCTTCTGGATTAGCTAATGATAGTGCATCTTTAAATGGTTCATAAGGGTTTATCTTTCCTTCTTTAATGAGACGGTACACATAAGGATCTATAACAGTTTCTTCAATACGCTTGCCTTTACTCTGGTATCTCCATTTGTATGCAGCAGAGTATACAGGCTCTATCCCTCCTGAGATACCATTGTGAAGGCGTGCTATACTGCCAGTCGGAGCTTGAGCGAACAATGCTACAGGTTCACTAAAACCATACTGCTTAGCTGTAACATATGCCTGTTCTCTCGCAGTATACGTATACGTATCAAACAATCCATATAGATCATCACACCATTGGTATGGTAATTCTCTCTGCAATAACCAATTGTGCATGCCCATAATCCCTAGCCCTAGTCTACCATTAGATAAACCAATATCACGCATAAAGGGTAAAGCATATGTATCTACATTTTTAACTACCATCATAAATTTAGTCATTATAGACACAACACGCTTTAACTCAAGATCTGTTTTTATGTTTGCTAGATTGATAGATGCAAGATGGCAGCTATCACCATTTGTATCCGATAATATTTCGCAACCGATATGTTAGCTATAGTTTCGTAGTTAGATTATATCTATAGTCCGGACTATACCACGTGCCATACATCTTTGTTATGGTACCCTGTTGGTAGTCTCTGCGAGCTTATGTACTCCATTGTACATCTATCTCTCAGGGTTATCTATCTCTAGACTTTCCCTGATATTCCAGGTTATTCGATAGCCATTACTGACTAAAGGCGCATTGTTAGTTTACGCATTGCGAAGAATATTATCATCAGTATCAAATTGTATACTAGGGTCTGAAAATTCAAACATAACTCTAGTATGAGCATTCCACAAGTCTACAGCATATGTATGATCTTCATTCTCTGGATTATGATATGCTTCTATAAAGTCTGTATCATATCGAATAGACAAATTAAAGGTATCAAATGGAGCAGGATAATCATAACTAATGCTCTTTAGTCTAGTATAGTTTTCATCCCATTGCTTACTCGTTAACCAATGGTATACATCTTTATGCTTCCAGTGTACTGCACTATGACAAGCAGATCTATGTATATTCCCTTGCATAATATGTCGTGCTACTTCATTGATCATAGATACATAACTTAATGTACCACTAGCTGTACCACCGCTGCCATTGATACGTTCTCCTTTACCTCTGATATTAGATACCTCTATACCAATACCATTACCCGACATTAGAGATACAGCTATATCAGAGAGAGTACTACCCCAGCTTTCTTTCGTATCATCTACATCAAATAAAGCACAGTTAGCGTATTGTGGTTTCTCTTTTCCAGCACTAAACCATATTCTACCACCAGGAGAAAACTTAAGATTATACAGCATATCAAATAACAAAGATTGTTCTGATCTATTAAAGTACCCATCGGTAACACTGACTACTCGTTTACACCCATCTTTAAAAGTTTCTCCCTCATATGCTGCGTATTTACTATTCCATACTGCACTACCTATGCTATTTAACATATATATTATCTCCATAAGTATTCATAAAGTCTTTTACAAAGATACTAAATTCTACTAAACTACAGTTACCAATAAGTACATCATTATAGTTATTGCCTATAAACACTTGTTCTTCTTCTACTGCATATGCTATATATATTTCTTCATTTATATTTACCACTATACCAGATGTATTAGTGATTACTAAAGTACCTACTAATACATCATAGCCAGTAAGTAACTCATTTATTTTATCAACAATATCGATATGTAACATTATCGTTTATCCCCTTCACCTATAATAACATTACGCTGCATTCTATCTGCAAGTTTATCTACATTCCTTTGTGCTATATGCTCCAAACTATACCCTAATTCATAAGCAAGCATAGCAACGTGGTAAAGAGTATCACCTATTTCATCTACAATATTATCCATATAAAAGTCTACTGGCTCATCTTTACGTATAGCTTTACCTATCTTACCTGCTACTTCTCCTGCTTCACTAGCAAGATTAAGAGCATTGTACATAATACCCGTATCAATACCGAGTACACTATCTTCTGATTGATAGTATCTCCGAGGGTATACCGCTGTACTCTTAGCTTTCTCTTGGTATTCATTCATATCCATAATTACGTCCCTCTTTCATTGCTAAAACATAGCTTACACTGTTTCGTTACTATTTCAGTCTGTTTATACTGTGGTTCATACTGACAAATATCTGGTATATAATCATATCGATAAACATCGTATACAATAGACCTAACATACCTATAGTCATGGTACCCACAGTATCTACACGTGAATTCTTCGTAATGGTTATCCATTGATTATTAACTCTCTATCTACAATCTCATAAACACTAAGTGTTTAATTGATATACTATACCCTGTCTCATTTAACCATTGATCTAAAGTTTTAGAATTCTTTTTTAGATTACAATCTTTACAGGCTAATACTACATTATCAATACTATGTGAACCATCTTTACTTAATGGGTGTATATGGTCTATATGTGTATTCTCTGGTGTTAGTGGAGTACTACAATACGCACAATGTGTATATACTTCTGTTAAATAATCTATTTGTTCTTTTGTTAATCTTTCACCAGAGTTAGTATTATATTTCTTTTTGTATCTTCTATTTTGTTCTTTTAATTTACTTAGTAGCTTTCCCCGTTCAGTTTTTTGATATTCTTTTTGGTATTTATTTAGCCTATCTCTGTTATTATTTTTGTATTCTCTATTATATTTTATTAGTCTATCTTTATTGATATTTCTGTATTCTTTATGATATTTAGCTATTTTATCTCTATTGTTATTGTAATATTCTCTAACAATTCTTTTCTTACATTTTTTACAGATACTAGTTACACCATACTTACCATTTTTATCTTTATAAAATTGATCTAAACTCTTACTTTCTTTACATTTGCTGCATTGCTTAGTATCCATTACACTATAATCCTTTATTGATTATTAACTCTTTGCTATGTGGTAATTCTTCTATCCAAGATAAAAAGGTATCCCAGTAATCATACCTATGTTCTAATCTATCATAATAGATGCTACGTAATGTTTGATAGTTTACTAACATTACACGTTCATAAAGATAACCCATAGGTAGACTATCTACTAATCGTTTAAACTCTTTCTTATTACGTAGTAAATTAAGATATGCTAAATATGCATTTGGTAATGGAGTACTAAAATCAGCATTAGTTAAATCTCGTTTCATTATCGTATGCATCGTGCTGCTACTCGCTGATACTGTACCAATTTTATATGTATCTAATTGTGATAAGAAACGATTGTTAGCACGTATATAAAAACTTACATTGATCATCCTAACAGCTTTAGCGTGAGAGTTACCACGTTGCACAAGTTTACTTAATAGATTTTTATCTTTATTACCTAAATTATCAGTTTCATAATCACTATCTAGTTTTTCTAATGAGCTACCCCCATATGATAGTCTAGCTCCATATGATGCGGAGTAAAAACCGCTTATATATAATGTTTCTATTTGCATTATAATTCCTCTTTACCTACAATGCCATAAACACTAAATGCTTAATCGATATATTATAACCTGTCTCGTCTAGCCATTGTTCTAAAGTTTTAGCATTTTTTTTCAGATTACAATCTTTACAGGATAATACTACATTATCAATACTATGTGAACCCCCTTTAGATAATGGGTGTATATGGTCTATGTGGGTATTCTCTGATGTTAGTGGTGTACTACAATAAGCGCAATGTTTGTATACTTCTGTTAGGTATTCTATATTCTTTTTAGTTAGTTTATCACCAGGGTTAGTATTATATTGTTTTCTATACCGTCTATTTTGACTACTTAGTTTATGTATTAGCTTTCCTCTCTCAGTTTTATGGTGTTCTTTTCTGTATTTATTTAGTCTGTCTCTATTATTATTATGGTATTCTTTTTGGTATTTTAATTTTTTATCTCTATTATTAGTATAGTATTCTTTTCGGTATTTGGTTAGTCTATCTCTATTATTATTATTGTATTCTTTACAAATTTTATTTGAACATTCTTTACATTTACTCCCTAGACCATACTTACCTTTTTTATCTTTATAAAATTGGTCTAAAGTTTTAGTTTCTTTACATTTATTGCATTGCTTAGTATCCATTTACGAAATCTTCCATTACACTTTGGTGATCTTCAGTGTATCCGCAAACATACAATTCAGACCAGTCACTAACATTACCATTCCCATCACTCTTGAATATCATTGTCTCTGAAATAGGTACATCTATATGAAATACACTACTAACGTAGTAGTATGTACCCTCGTGATACCAAAGTGTTTTATAACCATTACCAC